TACTAGAGAACTTACAGATCGTTTATTAGAATTAAGAGAACACACTCAGGCACACAAGCCCGTAGAATTTTCGCAGTTACTAACTGCATCTATAGGTATGCAAGCTGAATCAGGAGAGTTCTCAGAGATAATCAAAAAGATTATCTTTCAGGGGAAAGAATACACACCCGATGAAAGGTTTCATCTCAAACGTGAGTTAGGAGATGTACTTTGGTATTGGGTACAAGGTTGTACAGCACTAGGCTATACACCACAAGAAGTGATGGAAGAGAACATCACAAAACTAGAAGCCAGATACCCCAACGGCTTCGAAGTAGCAAAATCAGAATTTAGACAAGAAGGGGATATATAATGGAGAAAAGAAAAATACCTGCGCACCATAGACAAGCCTTTGCAGAAGTAGAAGCTTGGAGAGAAGATAAACAATTATTTGGTGTAGAGATCGCAGAACAGATAGCTATAGATAAAGAAAGAGGAGATATATAATGGCAAATCATGTATATTTTGGAGCGTCTATAACAGGAAATCAAGAATGTATAGACGCATTTAAAGACGCTATGAAAACAGAGAAGTCTTTATTCTATACAGATTCGGAGGGAGTAAACCATTATCATGATGTAGTTATAGATCTAGATAAACTTGGGTTTATGCCTGTCGGAACTTATGATGAAGATGACTATTTAGAAAACTCATGGGAGTACTACGTAAACAACGTTGGTGCAAAGTGGTGTAACATAGATGATATCGGAGAAGAATACTTCTCAGGTTATTCTGCATGGTCACCACCAATTAAATTTGTAGAGTACTTATCCGAGCACTTAGTACAGTTTGATAGCGAAGTAAAAATTAAACTTTCCTATGAGGATGAGTTTAGAAACTTTATTGGAACTGCACATGTTGAAGATGGTTTAGCTGATGTAGAAGAGTTAGAAGGCGATGAAATATCCGAGTGGTTACATACCGCTTTAGATATCGAGGAACTTCCAGATGACTTTGATTGGTCAGAAGAACGAGACGAGTTAGATGGGTGTCCAGCGGATGAGTGGATAGAATCTAAAGTCTGTGATTGGCTGGAGGAAAACTAAATGGAAATATTTTTATTACCTGTAACTATAGGTAAATATGTATTTAGTGCAATAGTTTGGGTACTTTTATTTACTATCATTACACAAACTGACAAGTATTATGACACTCGAGACTGGTGTCTTGAAAAGTATGAAGAATACAAGGAGAGAAAAAGTGCAAGAAGAGAAAATTAAGTATAAGTTTAATGAGGATCATATACTAGAAGTAGTAAAAGGGTATATAGATATTACATACGAACAGCATTACAGTAAAGGTAACATTCAAACTACAGAAATAATTTTTGACGCAGATCATGGCGAAGGGTTCTGTATAGGTAACATAATTAAGTATGCACAGAGATACGGCAAAAAAGATGGCAGAAATGACGCAGACCTATACAAAATCATTCACTATGCAGTAATATTGCTCGGTATGTTAGATAAGAAAGAAGAAGCTGACTTTGTCGAGTATGAGAATCAACTACAATTAGATATGGATTAGTATGGCAAAAAGAGGAATTAGAGCAAGAAGTCATGAGGATTTAAGTCCTGCGAACATTAAAAGAGTTATCGCAGCGTTAGAGGAAGGAGCTACAAAGAAAGTAGCTTGCGAAATGTTAAGAATTAGTTACAATACGACTAGACTTAACAATATATTAGAAGAGTTTCATGCAGAGCAAACCAGAATAGCTAGTAGGAAAGCTAGAAATAAAGGCAAACCAGCCGCAGAGCATGAGATCAAACAAGCAATTACAGATTATATCGAAGGAGATAGTATCACAGATATTGCAAAAACATTATACAGGTCAGCAGCTTTTGTCAAGGGAATTATTGATAGAGTTGGAGTACCTAGACGACCTGTAGGAGAAGAGAAAGCATCGGAAGTTTTACTTCCTGATGTTTGTATAAAGGAGGAGTTTCAAGAAGGAGAAATAGCTTGGAACTCTCAATATCATATGCCATGTGTTATAGGAAGAGAGTGGACTTTAGAGTACCAAGATTCCATGCCTGGAATTAAAACTTTGAATTACGAAAAGAAATATGGAGCAAAAATGTATGCTGTATATAACTATAACTTACATAGCTATGATGAATCAATCAAGACTTTAGGTTGGTGGACTGGTAGAAAGAAACTAGGTTTCAATAGCCATACACTTGCATATCGTCTAGGAAGTCTCGAGCACTTAAAAGAATATGGAGTAACGTTCGAGTGATGAAAAGGAGAATAGATGGATTTTTTATATTTCTATTTATTATTTGCTTTTTCAGGAGCTTTTACAACAATGATCACAGTATGGTATCCTGCCTTTGAGGCAGCTAAAATGCTTGATCCGAATAACATTGTTTGTCAGAAACGAGGACTTTACTTGTTTTTGTGCTTTGGTTTTTCAGTTGTATTCGCACCTGCATTACTTATAATAATATTAAACACGGAAGAGTTTACAAAAGCATTTGTACGCTCTATACTAGGAAAAGACTAATGAAAGATAGAATAAAAAACGCACTCATTAAGAAGTACGAAGGTGATATAGCAGCCGCAAATGCTAATATAGAAATATATCTACAGCACCCTGTAGGTATAGGTGAACACTCAGATGTAATAGCCGCCCTGGATGAACAAATCGGGATAGCAGCTACAGCAGAGGAGAAACTAAATTATACAATGGGAATCAAGTAGGAAGCTAACCATAAGAAAAATACTTCTTGACTTTTGGTTCGTAATTTAGTATAATAGAAAATATGAATGAAAATACTGACAATAAACACGGCACACCCAGAAATGAGTACGAGAGAGAAATTAGAGAACTCAATCGCAAAGTTTATAGTCTGTATCAGAAAGTAGAACAACTAATGAAGGAGAATCATGAACTGTCCAAATTGCAACAGTCTCAATATAAATCAGAGAGCTGATATCGTTCAATACGATGTCGACACTAGACCTATAGCTATAGTCGTACCCGTTATGACTTGCAAAGACTGTGGAGAAAAATGGACAGACGATAGGGCAGAAGATGCACTTTGGAGAGCATCACACTAAATATCTCTTGACTTTATTAGAAATGTCTTCTATAATATAAATATGGGAGACAGATTTTATCAACAACAACTCGAAGCAACAGGGTCTTACCCTGGCTTTAGAGGTACAAAACGGAGACGAAGAATGGCTTGGACAGACGAATCAAAAGAACAAGCGGTTAAATTATATACAGAAGCAGAACCTACTCCAGAAACAAGTATGGAAGTAGTGAAAGACATAGCTGAGGAATTAGGCGAGAGCCCAAATGGAGTCAGAATGATCTTAACAAGGGCTGGCGTATATGTTAAAAAGAATCCTTCAGCAGGTAGTTCATCAGGCGGCAGTACTGGTGGTGGTAGAGTAAGTAAAGATGCTATGCATCAAGAGCTTTCCGCTGCTATTACAGACGCAGGTCAAGAACCCGACATGGATATTATAACAAAGCTTTCAGGTAAAGCAGCACAATATCTAGCTGGAGTTATTAACGCAGTAAACGGTTAACCCACCTGAGGATGCTAGGAGTATGACAAGGTGCTCCTAGCATTTTTACATTCAAAATTTTTAGCATATTTCTTGAATTAAACATACTCGGTAGCGTGGTTTCTTATAAACAAAACAAAGGAATCACTCGTGAAAAGAGACGAATTTATAAACAAGGTGACCGACTGTGGTGATGCAATCATTACCTATAGAAGCACCAATTCTCGCAAGTTAAAGTACAATGTCTGTACTTTAGATTTTACAACCCCCTACATACAGCAAAAGCGTAACAGAGCCCGACCGACAAAAGACACAGTTCTTTTATGGTGCTGGGACACTGATTCTTATCGCTTGCTGAGACCTGCCAATGTGACAAATATTACCCCTTTATCAAGTATATTGAGGAACACACGATGGTAGATTTATTTCAGGAACCAGAATTTTATTCTCGTATCATTCACGAAAGTGAGGACGGCTACGAGCAAATACGCTTAGTAGTCAATACATTCTACGGAAAGGAATATTTACACTTTCGAAAATACTATTTAGATTTTGGAGGTGAATGGCAAGCTACGAAACAGGGAGTTTCAATGCCATTAGACATGACAAACTCAAGAGAAATGTTCGCTGGATTAGTAGAACTACTATCACTTACAGAGAACAAAACAGAAGTATATAAATACTTTAAAGACGTTATAGAAGATTCTTATTCTTGACGCCAAACCGCAAATACTTCTTGATTTATCAAGCTATTGCCTTCATAATATACAAATGGCAATAATATATGGAAACATGAGATACAGTTTTAAAGGAAAGAAACGTAAGCCACTTCCACGCAAGTCGAAGAAAGCTATACGCAGACCGCAAACTAAAGCAAAGATATCCTTACATGCACGAATTCGCATGGAGGAGATAAACGCACATACCGAGAAGTACCCTTCTTGGGAAGGCGACAAACTATCACCTTGTGTACTCGAGGACGATTCTTACAAAGAAGAAGCCAAACGCAAGTACACAGTAGCGATACCTTACAACAAAGGTAGCTATCAGGTAGTTCCTATCGAAGATTTAGAACATATCGGAAAATAATTCTTGACTTGGAAGTTGTATTTTGATATAATATATAAATGGAAAATTTAACGAAGTTACTAGATAAAGCGAGCGAAGGTTACTACGCAGGCATACCAACACTATCAGACGAAGAGTTCGATAGACTAGCACAAATTGCTCAGTATGCCAAAGTTGGTTCACCTAGCGGTAGAACACCACACGCTTTTCCTATGTATTCACTTCAGAAAGTTTTTAAAGGGGACGATAAAAATCCCCTTCCATACGGGGACGTAGTAGTCACACCTAAATTAGACGGATCAGCAGTATCATTACTGTATGTAGAGGGAGAGCTTTCACAAGTTCTTACTCGAGGAGATGGGAAGACAGGGTTGGATATTACAGATAAGTTCCTTGCATGGAATAATATACCTAAAAAGATAGACATTACGTCTAAGCTTTTTCAAGTCACGGGGGAGGTAGTTGCTCCCAAATCCGTACCCAATTCGAGAAATTATGCTGCAGGTGCTTTAAACCTGAAAGATATTCCCGAGTTTCTCTCCCGAGACTTGTTTTTTGTAGCGTATGGTATAGAGCCTAGCCCTATGCAGAAGTGGACAGGAGACATGGACTTATTAGATCGTCATGGATTCAGTACTGTAATGAAGGAGGGATTATCGCAATTTCCTCACGATGGTACAGTATGGAGAGTCAATGACAACCAACAATTTAAAAGTCTGGGTTATACAGCTCACCACCCAAGAGGGGCATTTGCATTAAAAGAACAGAAAGAAGGTGTTATCACAACTTTGCTAGATGTCGTATGGCAAGTAGGAAAGTCAGGAGTGGTCTCGCCAGTAGCTATTCTAGAACCTTGTGTAATAGGAGAGGCTACAGTTAGTAGAGCAACGCTACACAATAAGTCTTACATTGAAGCACTCGGACTTTACATAGGTTGTAAGGTAGAGGTTATCAGGTCAGGAGAAATAATTCCTAGAATTGTAGGACTTGCAGAAAAATAAATCTTGACATTTGATGTCAGATTTAGTATAATATAATAATTGATAAAAAGAGTAGATGAAACAACAAGCAATAGAAATTCCTGATGTATGCCCTTCGTGTGGCACATCATTAAAGTTGATAAATGATCAGCTTTATTGCAACAACCCAAGTTGCCCAGCAAAGAATTCAAAGATTGTAGAAGGTTTTGCTAAAACTCTTAGAATCAAAGGTCTTGGAACAAAGACCATAGAAAAACTTGATTTACAGTATATAGAAGATATATACCTGTTGACACCCGAGTTTATAGAGGAAAGGCTAGGTTCAGAGAAACTAGCAACGAAGTTAGTAAATGAAATCGAATTAAGTAAAAATGCTAATCTTCAAGAGTTACTACCAGCCTTTGCCATACCACTTTTTGGATCTACAGCTTCTCAAAAATTATGCAATACGATTAGTCACATTGATGAATTAACCGAGAAGAGATGTAGTGAAGCGGGGTTAGGTCCAAAAGTTACAACTAATATCTGTAGTTGGTATGAAACAGCATACAAAAACGGATACAAAGACTTACCTTTCACATGGAAAGCAGATATTTTCGAAGGAGTACCAGTCGTAGATATAAACGAAGTAGTTTGTATCTCGGGACGCTTGACTTCATATAAAACGAAAGCAGACGCAAAGAAAGAATTAGAGAGATATGGATATCGAGTAAAAGATACTTTAACAAAAGATGTAACCATCCTAATTAATGAAAGTGGCACAGCCTCAAGTAAGACAAAGTCAGCAGAATCAAAAGGAATAAAAATAGTAACAAATATAAAACAGCTAATTGGAGAAAATAATGGCAGTACCTAAGTGGACAGAAGAACGAACTCAAGAATTAACAGAGTTCGTAGGCGGGGAATCACCCGTATCTCAAGCAACAGTTGCAGAAGCAGCTGACCAGCTTGAAACATCTCCTAGATCAGTTAGTTCTAAGTTAAGAAAAATGGGATTCGAGGTTGAACTCGCATCTTCAGTTTCTACTAGAACATTTACTGAACAGGAGGAAGCAACTTTATCAGCATTTGTATCAGATAACTCTGGTAACTACACATATGCAGACATTGCAAACGCCTTTGAAGGCGGAAAATATGGCGCTAAGTCAATTCAAGGAAAGATCCTTTCTATGGAATTGACTGATCATGTTAAACCTACTGAGAAGCCTGCTTCAGTCAGAACTTATTCTGAATCTGAAGAAGCTACCTTCTTAACAATGGTAGGTGACGGTGCGTTTGTTGAAGACATCGCTGATGCTCTTGGCAAGCCCGTCAATTCAATCAGAGGTAAAGCTCTTTCTTTCCTGAGAACAGGTGAGATAGATGCTATTCCTTCGCAGAGAGAAAGTACAGCTGCTTCTAAAGTAGATGCACTTACTGCGCTAGGGGATATCTCGGATCACACAGTTGATCAGATTGCTGAGGAAATCGGCAAAACTGTCAGAGGTGTGAAAACAATGCTAACCAGAAGAGGTCTTGCGTGCGCAGACTATGATGGTGCGGCAAGAAAAGAAAAAGCATCCAGCTAATCTTTTCATCCTAGAGGCGTGGTTAAGGCAACTTGACCACGCTTTCTTTTGCACATAAATTTGGGAGAATAATGAATATAAGTTCAGCACTTATTAATAAGATAATTGTCGAACAGGACATGGAAACCTGGGGCGCTCTTGAACCTCATTATTTACCAACAGAATACCAACCAATCTTTCGAGCCGTTGAAACACACTTCTCGACTTTCAAATCTCTACCCACGTTTGATGACTTAAAACTAAGTCTCAGAGACCAGTCTATCAAAGAGAAGATCTTTGCAATAGAAACTCTTGACGTGGACTCAGAAGCACCACATCTTCTTGAATACCTAAAAAACGAATATACACATGGCGAAATCTTAAATAAATTAGATAAGTATGTGGATACTTCTGTGGCTATGTCTAGCGCAGAAGAGCATATTCTTGCTTTAGAAGATATATCAGTAGATATGCGAAATAAAGTTGAGATAGAAGACTCGGAAGAAATCAATATGCAGAAAATCAATCCTTTAGAGACAGAAGAGCAGTTGAAAAACTACATACCACTTGGGCTAAATACAGAATATGATGCGAAGAATCACTTTGCAAAAACTGACTTAGTACTAATTGGCGGACGTAGAGGTAGTGGTAAGTCTCTCGTATGTGCAAACATAGCAGTGAACCAGTATGATGCTGGTAAGAGTAGTCTTTTCTTTACAATAGAAATGACAAAAGATCAAACATTCAGAAGAATGGCGTCTATAGCTACAGGTATTCCTCTCGAGAGACTTAGGAATCGTATGCTAACTGCAAAAGAGTTTAATAAACTCGCAGAGTGGAACGCAAGTAGATACGAAGGTAGTACCAATATTCTGAATGACTTTTATACTCATGGAGACTATGATAAGTTTCAAGAAACTTTGATCAAACTCCCTCTGCGACTAGATAGACAACTAGATATAGTATATGACCCAGCCCTTACTTTAGCTAAAATTAAAGCGGAAGTAGAAGTTCGAATGAACTATTTAGACATTGGAGTTGTAATTGTAGACTATATCAACCAAGTGAAACGATCCTCGCTTCCAAGTAAAGGCGGACAATATGATTGGACAGAGCAGATAGAAGTTAGTAAAACTTTGAAACAGTATGCTCAAGAACATAAGTGTCTATATGTAAGTCCTTATCAGGTTGACGCTACTGGAGAAGCAAGATTTGCAAAAGGTATCTTAGATGCCGCAGATGCTGCTTACTCTTTAGAGACTTGGGAGCCAGGTGATAACTGCATGACGTTTGAGTGTAAGAAGATGAGAAACGGTCCGATCGAGGACTTCTCGTCTCAAATCGAATGGGATACATTAAAGATTGGACCTCAATCTGCAATGACACCTAAACAAAAAGATGCACTAAAGAAAGAAATGTCTTCAGGAGAAGATGTACAGGAGTTATAATGGCAAGTGATAGAATAGGAAAACAGTCAGCAAATCTAATAGCATTACCACTACATGAGTGGGTTACTATGAAAGCTTCAGAACTACTTAGTAAAGATGTGATTGCTGGCAATATAGAAAATATACCTGTAAACGAACCTCTTATGGAAAGTTTGATTACAGAAGGTATGCATAATCCAGTACTATGCCTTAGCACTTACTGGCCTATTGCAGGTGGACAGCGCATAAGAGCTATCCACGAAATTAGAAAAACAGATAAGGACTTTGACATTGATATTAACATAATGATGTTCTCTAAGCCTTATCACAACTTGTACTATCTATGGGGCGATGTCGAAGAAAGAGATCGTATCATAGCTATTACATTTCAATTATGGGAGCTTGTATTTAAAAGTTTGTATTATGATGCCGACAAAACGGTAACGGGGGTCGACATGACATACTACGAAGATTTAGGAGAAAAGCTAAAATGGAAACTGAACGAAGAGATGAAGTCGAAACAGAAATCGATAGAGGAGTAGTATCATTTTTATCAAGGATAACAGAGTTAGGATTAGTTGCATTTTTTGTAGTAGTAATACTAGGATTTGCAAATATGCTAGCAAATAACATATCATGAACGTAGACGAAATATTACATAAACATAAAATAGTATACCGCAATCAAGGTGCGGACTATGTTGTGGCATGCCTGAACCCAGAGCATGATGATAGTAATCCGTCTATGCGTATTGATAAAATTACAGGAATCTTCAACTGTTTTGCCTGCGGTTTCAAAGGAAATATCTTTAAGTACTTTGATGCCCCAGTTAGTCACCTTGAGATTAAAAGAAATAACATAAAGAAAAAGATAGAAGAGGTAAGGGCGCAGAACATAGGGCTGCTAACACCAAGCGACGCGTTGCCTTATACCAGTAACTTTAGAGATATAAAACCTAAAACCTATGCTGAGTTTGGCGCTTTTACGCACCATGACTCACATTTTATAGGTAGAATTGTATTTCCAGTTACAGATATTACAGGCGCAACACGAGCCTTCATAGGCAGACATCAGGATAGAACAGTAATACCTAAGTATTTAATCTACCCCCCAAAGTCTAAGCTGCCCTTATTTCCTTTTAATGCAAAGCCTATCATGGGCAGAGTAATATTGGTGGAAGGAATTTTTGATGCGTTAAATCTTCACGATAAAGGTTTAACAAATGCAATGTGTTGCTTTGGCACACAAAATATCGATACATACAAATTAAGTATGTTAAAGTTTATAGGTGTACGTCAAGTAGATATTCTATTTGATGGAGACACCGCAGGGAGAGAGGCTGCAGAAAAAGTTGCAGACTTATGTGAACAAGTAGAGCTTTTGGCTAATATAGAAAGCATGCCTGATGGATTAGACCCAGGTGCATTGCCAGAAGACAGAGTAAGAAAATTAAAAGAGTATTTATATGACTAAAGAAATAAAAGTAGCCTTAATAGATAAGGCACCAAACCGCACAGACTATGTGAGACATTTCAACAATGAGTTTGAATTCGATCACTTTCACCTGTGTAGTAATCCAGAAATTAAAAAAGTTTTAAAACGTGACGTAGACATCGAGATTGATCTTGATGCGTACGACTGGGTCATTCTCGTAGGAAGTGAAGCATTACAACAATTCACACCTGAGAGATCAATTACAGAGCATAGTGGGAGACTTATAGACGATAAATTCCTCCCAGTTATCAATCCTGCTATGCTCGCCTTTAGACCAGAGGCAAGAAGAACTTGGGAGGACTCACTAAAGAATATTTTAGGATATGTTAGTGGGGAATTAATACCAGTAGATATATCTACAGAGTCATTCTATGGAATTGACAACAAGGAAGAGGCAATTGAATGGATAAACAAAGCGCTAAACGCTCCAACAAGTTATATATCATGCGATACAGAGACCACAGGTCTCTATCCAAGAGACGGTCACATTTTAGGACTAAGTCTCGCTTATTGCAGAGATCATGCAGTATACATTTTAACAGACGTGGTAGACGAGGAAGTGGAGGTTTTACTCCAGAAGCTCTTTACCAAAAAGATAACGGTATTTCACAACGCAAAGTTTGACTTGGCAATGCTAGAATATCATTTTAACTTTGAGTTTCCTCGTATAGAGGATACAATGCTAATGCATTATATGTTGAATGAGAATCCAGGCACACATGGATTAAAACAGTTAGCGTTAAAACATACAAAGTATGGAAACTATGAACAAGATTTACATAATTACATAGCTGATTATTGTAAACGTAACGGAGTTCTAAAGTCACAATTCACTTGGGAATCTATCCCATTTGATGTGATGCAAGTATATGCTGCAATGGATGCGGCAGTTACCTTTGAACTCTATGAGCTTATGCTAGAAGCTCTTAATAAAAATCCCAAACTAGTAAAAGTATACAAGGATATTCTTGTACCTGGTATGCTATTTTTAAAAGACTGTCAAGATAATGGTGTACCTTTTGATCGTAGACGATTAGAAGAAGCACAGAACTTGATGGAGAAAGAAATACAAGAAGCTATTGATAAGCTCTACAGCTTTAAAGAAGTAAAGATGTTTGAGCAGGCTCAAGGTAAAGAGTTCAATCCAAATAGTACAGTACAATTACGTAGTCTATTGTTTGATGCAATTGGACTACAACCTACAGGTAAACTAACAGGTACAGGCGCTAACTCTACTGATGCAGAAGTCTTAGGACAGCTTGCCGAGCAGCACCCAGTACCTAATCTAATATTAGATATTCGTCAGAAGTCTAAGATTAAGAATACTTATTTAGATAAAATTATACCACAACTTGATAGAGATAGTAGATTAAGAACAAACTTTAATATACACTCTACAACATCAGGTAGGCTATCTTCAAGTGGTAAATTGAATATGCAACAGATACCTCGTGACAATCCGATTGTCAAAGGTTGCATCAAAGCAAAAGAAGGTAATCAGATAGTTGCAATGGATTTAACAACTGCAGAGGTATATGTAGCAGCTGCCCTATCTGGTGATAAAAATCTAAGTGAAGTATTCAAGTCTGGTGGTAACTTTCATAGTTCAATTGCAAAGTTAGTATTTAGACTACCCTGTGAGGTCGATGAAGTTGCTGAGCTATATACATTCGAGAGACAAGCTGCTAAAGCTGTTACTTTCGGTATTATGTATGGAGCAGGGCCGAATAAGATATCACAACAAGTAACAAAAGACTCAGGGTCTAACTTTTCGGTGCAAGATGCGCAGAGAGTTATTAGCCAATACTTTGATCAGTTCAGCAGATTAAAACATTGGTTAGAAGAGCAGAAAGAGTTTATTGAAGCTAACGCATACTTATACTCTACTTTTGGTAGAAAGCGTAGACTTGAAAATGTGAGAAGTGCTGATAAAGGTATTGCAAGTCATGAAGTAAGAAGTGGTATAAACTTCTTAGTTCAATCCGTATCATCAGATATGAACTTGCTTGCCGCAATAGATATGAATAACTATATAAAAGAAAACGGACTAAAAAGTAGAATCTTCGCTTTAGTACATGACTCTATTCTTGCCGAGTGCCCACATCATGAGATTGACGCATATAGTAAGAAACTGACAGAGTTTGTGCAGATGGATAGAGGCGTTTATATAAATGGCGCTCCTGTTGGCTGTGACTATGATGTAGGTGAAGACTATAGTTTTGGTAAGTATACTAAACTATATGGTTAGGCTTGATTTAGTGTACCCAGTTTATGTATTAAACTCAGACAATGTCTGGGAACAGGATGGCATAGTCTTCATTGAAGACCAAGTGCTTGATGATTTAAACCAAACTGGGGATACTATTGGGCAGAGAAGGTTGAGGACACCTTTAAAAAATTTATTCCCACTTAAGTTTCAAATTGATAATATAGTGGGGCTAATAAAACATAGAGGAAAAAACTATGTTGATACTTCGGGAAGATACTTTCATTATGAAAAATCAACATTTACACAGTTAATATGTCACAAGATTCGAAGTGTAGAAGATAATAAACAATCATCTACGATTTGGCTAAAAGACATTAACTTTTCTTTTCTAGAAAAACGTCCTCCAAAGAGTACCGAGTCGTGGGCACAAGTGCTATACCTAAACGGTTTACCATGGGTTATCTACGACTTTCTTGAACAAAAGAAAAATCCGACAAGGAGAAAGATATGAAAGCAGTACTAAGTAATAGAATCTATATGAACGCGACTCCAAGTCAGCAGTCAGCTATTGATAGTACACTTACATACACAATACCTAACTATGACCCGCGTGATCCCCCTACAACAATTAAGAACATGGGGATTGTTCGAAAAGATTTAATAACGTTACCAAGTGGTAGAGAAGATTTAATTCCAAAAGACTATGAGATAGTTGATAAGAGAGTAACTAAACGGATAGAATTTCCTAAATTTAAGTTCGAGTTACGACAAAGCCAGCAAGAAGTTTTTGATAGAGTAGACGAAAGCTGTATAATAAACGCGTGGGTAAGCTGGGGTAAGACATTTACTGCCTTAGCAATCGCGTCAAACTTAAGTCAAAAAACTTTAGTTGTTGTACATACTTTAGCTCTACTAAAGCAATGGCAAACAGAAACACAAAAAGTTTTTGGAATTGAAGCAGGCATCATAGGTGGTGGTAAGTTCAATATAGATAGTCCTATCGTAATCGGTAGTGTTCAGTCTCTATACCGTAGAGTCTCTGACATTTCCGATAAATTTGGAACTGTGATACTAGATGAAATGCATCATGTAAGCAGTCCGACTTTTGCTAAAATTGTAGATAAAAATAAAGCAAGATATAAGATTGGACTCTCAGGTACGATTGAAAGAAAAGATGGTAAACATGTAGTGTTCAGAGATTACTTTGGACAGACAGTACATAAGCCACCAAAGGAAAACTATATGACCCCTAAAGTGGATATCATAGCCTCAGACGTAAGATTTATGGATGGGCAGAATATCCCATGGGCAACAAAAGTAACACACCTCTCTTATCAAGAGGAGTATGTTCATTCAGTTGCTATGATAGCAAGTGCCTATGCAGCTAAGGGTCATAAAGTTTTGGTTGTCTCAGACCGAGTAGAGTTTCTAAAAACTTGTGCTAAACTGAGCGGAGATGAGGCTCTATCAATTACAGGAGATGTACCTCATGAAGAACGCCCCGAGATGATGAAACAACTTTGGCATGATAAAAATATTTTATATGGTACACAATCTATATTTTCAGAAGGTGTATCACTCGATTGCTTAAGTTGTCTTGTTTTGGCAACTCCTGTAAATAATGAACCTCTACTCACTCAGCTAATAGGACGTATTATTAGAATACAAGAGGACAAGTCCCAGCCTGTTGTAGTGGATATAAATTTAGTAGGTAAAACGGCACGGAAACAGGCGAACAATAGACGAGGCTACTACATGAAGCAAGGGTACGAGGTAAATGACCTATGAAAAAATACTTCTTGACAGGAGTTGAATTTTTTAGTATAATATATGATACGATATAATTGGAAAAAGATCGCTAAAGACAGTAATAATAAGGTTTCAGACATCTTACTTATAGTGTGGTACATTACTTATGAGTACCCACCTACAAGCAAGCGTGACAGACTCTTTAAATTTTACGGAAAAGATTATTCAGGTGACAGTTTTTTACTTAATCCTGAGTTTATCTACAAGCATCGTAAGTCTGCTTCTGACTCAGAATGGGCTGAATACATTGCCGTAGCATCTTATAGAAGTTATAACGAATATTTAACAACAAATAAATTAACTATAGAACTAGCACAGCTTCCCAAAGCCGTGCAGAACATAATTAAAATGAATAGGCTACTCAAAGTTGAAGATGATAAAGTTTATTTTCAGTATGAGAAGTCACAAAAGGAGAAATAAAAATGGCATTAAAATTTGCACAATTAGAAGGTAAGGCTAAAAAGTCTTCCATAAATCAGTTTCAATATCAAGACGGTGATAACGTCGTAAGAATGGTAGGAGATATCCTTCCTAGATACGTATATTGGATAAAAGGTGAGAACGCAAAGAACATTCCTATGGAGTGTCTTTCCTTCAATCGTTCTACAGAATCTTTTGACAACAAAGAAAAAGATTGGGTAAAAGACTACCACCCAGAAATGAAATGTGGTTGGTCATATGCAATACAATGTATTGACCCAAAAGATAGTCAAGTCAAAGTCCTCAACTTAAAGAAAAAACTACTGGAGCAAGTAATGCTTGCTGCTGAAGACCTCGGCGACCCTACAGATCCTGAAACAGGATGGGACGTTCACTTTAAAAGAGTTAAGACTGGACCAATGGCTTTCAACGTCGAGTACCAACTACAAGTACTTAGATGTAAAACTAGAGCATTAGATGAGTCGGAAAAAGAGTTGATAGAAGGCTTGAAGTCTATGGATGAAGTACTTCCTAGACCAAGCGCAGATGCTCAAAAAGAACTTCTTGATAGAGTTAGATCAGGTAGCAATGAGTCTCCTGATGCAGAAGTTGCCTCTGAATTTTCAGATGGAGAACAAAAATGGTAGTTGTAGGACAAGAGTTTCCTGAGTTTAAAATGAACACTTGCGAAAGCGATAATTCATTAGGCTCAATAACTCAAAACGATATTGATTCTGAGTGGACTATAGTATACTTTTATCCAAAAGACTTTACATTTATATGTCCTACAGAGATTGCAGCTTTTGATGAACTATCAAGTGCTGCTCAAATAATCGGAGTGAGTGGAGACAATGAGTTTTGCAAACTTGCTTGGAAACAAGATAGTGACCTTATCAGAGATATAGATCACACACTTGCAGCAGATTCAGGCATGGCCTTAGGCTATGAACTAGGAATAGTAAGTGAAGAAGAAGGTGTTCATTATAGAGCAACCTATATTATAGACCCGAATAATATAGTGCAGCATGTATCAATAAATGCATTAGATACAGGCAGAAGTGCAAAAGAGATAAAAAGAACTCTTGCGGCACTTCAAGCGGGCGGTTTAACAGGTTGCAGTTGGCAACTAGGAGATGATTTCGTAGCATGATTTTATTTACAGCAGATTGGCATATAAAACTAGGACAAAAGAATGTACCCGTAGAATGGGCTACAAACAGATATCGTGAGTTTTTTGATCAGATTAAAGAGCTTGAGAAAGATGTTGATCTGCATATCATTGGGGGAGACTTATTTGATAGACTCCCTTCAATGCCTGAGTTAGAGTTATATTTCGACTTTATTAGTGGAGTTACAATTCCAACAATTATTTTTGATGGAAACCACGAAGCTACTAAAAAGAATAAAACATTCTTTACTCAATTAAAATCTGCGACTCAAAGATTAAACCCTTTAGTTACTGTCATTGATGAAATAACAGTAACAGAACAATACACTATATTACCGTATTGTTATTTACATAGAAAATGGAATCCAGTATTGGACTTAGATATAAGAAAACCTCTATTCACTCATGTGAGAGGTTCTATACCACCTCATGTATCTCCTGAAATAGACTTGAATAAGTTAGCACAGTTTCCGATTGTGTTTGCAGGAGATTTACATAGTCACTCTAATACTCAATTAAATATTGTATATCCAGGTAGTCCGATGTCTACCCAGTTTCACAGAACAAAAGTGCAAACAGGATATTTATTAATTGATGAAGATAGTTGGGAGTGGGAGTGGAAAGAGTTCAAACTACCCCAGTTAATACGAAAGACGGTGACAGACCCGAACGCCATGATCCCAACTACATACGACTATACGATCTATGAGCTAGAGGGGGATGTCGCCGATCTTTCACTTATAAAGAACTCAGAACTACTAGATAAAAAAGTAGTCAAAAGAAAAACAGAAGCAACTCTTATATTAGACGCAGATATGTCTATGGAAGATGAGCTAGCAGAATATCTAAGTTATATTCTGGAATTAAAGGAAGAAACAGTAACAAACATTTTAGGAATATTTCATGATAACTCTAAAAACGCTGAAGTGGGATAACTGCTTTAGCTATGGAAAAGACAACAATATTAATCTTAACAATAGTACTCTCACTCAATTGGTGGGTACCAATGGCATGGGCAAGTCTTCCATTCCACTTATTATCGAAGAAGCCTTATACAACAAGAATAGTAAAGGTATCAAAAAAGCGGATATACAAAATAGATTTGTAAATGCAGGATATAATATAAACCTTACTTTTGCTGTAGAAGATACAAACTATGAGATAGATGTACGCAGAAGTAGAGGTAGTATAAAAGTTAAGTTATTTGAAGGTGACGAAGATATTAGTAGTCATACTGCAACTAACACATATAAAACAGTCGAGCAGATATTGGGTCTGGACTTTAAAACATTTACCCAACTTGTTTATCAAAATACAAATGCATCTTTGCAGTTTTTAACAGCAACAGACGCTAATAGAAAAAAGTTTTTGATAGACTTGTTAAACTTGGAAGATTATGTCGCTTACTATGACGTTTTTCGAGAGCTTGCAAGGACTTCAGGTCAGCAGCTTGCAGAACTAGATGGAAAGTCAAAAACTATTGTAAAATGGTTAAATGAAAATAAATTGAGTGATAGTATCATACTTCCAATGATAAAATTACCAGAATATTCGGAAACAGATGAGAATGAATTGCGTTCTTTATCTATAGATTTTGAAAATATCGCAGAAAAAAATCAAAAAATTAACGAAAATAATACATACAAGCAACTATTTTCCCAGCTAAATATGAAGTTATTACAAAGTAAGTTAGCTGAGCCAGAGTCTTTTGATGACTTAATTTCTAAGAAAGGCAGACTTGGCGGATATGTTTCTGAGTGGGAAAAGAAAGAAGAAAAGTATAAAAACTTAGAAGGCACTTGCCCAACTTGTGAACAGTCTATTCCAGAAGACTTTGTTGAAAGATGGATAGTAGAGGCACAAGAACAAGTAGAAGAACACAGAAACCGACTAGGCGAACTAGACGTAGAAATACAAGCTAGGATAAAGGAGAAACAAAAGTATAAAGAGTATGTAAATACGAAACGAGAGTTTGAAGATTTACATTCTAGAATAAACAATGACTTACCTAGCAACACATTAGATGGAGGTGATTTGGCTATAAAGATAAAAGAATTGAAAGATAGTATCACTCACGCCAAATCGCAGATACAGGAAATAGCAGAGCAAAATGAAGAAAGAACAAAGAAAAACACAAGGATTCAAGTCATCCTTGAGCAAACAGCAGAGTTTGAAAAAGAACTTGAAGAAATTACGGAAAAATTATCTAAAGTCGAAGAAACCGCAGGACATATAGAAGTCCTTAAAAAAGCGTTTTCTACCAACGGTCTTATTGCATATAAGATTGAAAATATGGTGAAAGAGTTAGAAGATCTAGCAAACGACTATTTAGCAGAATTAAGTGACGGAAGATTTAGCATCAACTTCGTAGTAACAAACGATAAGTTGAATGTAGAAGTTACAGATGAAGGTAATATAATTGATATTACTGCACTCAGTAGTGGCGAATTGACCCGAGTTAACACAGCGACTTTAATCGCTATACGAAAATTGATGAGTAGTATATCGAAAAGTCGTATTAATGTTCTTTTTCTTGATGAAGTCATCAATGTATTAGATGAACAAGGAAGAGAAAAGCTAGTAGAAGTTCTATTGAGAGAAGAAGGTTTGAATACATATATAGTATCACATGGCTGGACACACCCTCTTTTAGACAAGATTGAAGTCTTAAAGACTGATAATATAAGTAGATTGGAATAATGACAGCAAGAAATAGGAGAAGATGCTTTAGAATGAACAAAACAAAACAGACAATAGATTTTATACACTCATCAGATTTAGATGAGTTTGAAGGTTTTTGTCGTCGTATGTGGCTAGACTACTGTGACGAACATGGAACCTACTTTGGAGGTGTAGACCTTACATATACGGAATACACAGGTAAGTTTAGTGATTATTTAATGGAGAGATATGGCGCAAGTAAAAAGTGATTATATAGAAGTAGATAGCGTACCTAAACCAATTAAAGATAATTTAATTGTAAAACGCGGGAAAGTTGAGTCAAAAGAGACGAGTGGAGGGATAATTATCCCTGATTCATCGCGGAGACTTGATAATAGTGGTGAAGTAGTCGGTTTAGGCGACTATGGAAAGTTAACTCGAACTGGAGTGAAAGTTCCGTTTGAATTAAAAATAGGAGACAGAGTGTATTTTGAATGGCACGCTGCACAGAAAAAGTTAAAAGTCGATGATGACTTTTATGTAATATTAACAGAGAAAGATATTCTATTCGTAGAAGAGGAAGACTAATGGTAGACCCAAGAGCGAAAGGCGCTACAGGAGAGCGTCAAGTAAGAGACTTACTAAAAACACATACGAATTTAGATTTTGAGAGAGTACCAATGTCAGGCGCACTCGAGTTTATGAAAGGGGATTTGTTTGTACCCAATAAAGAGAACAATTACTGTATAGAAGTAAAAAATTATAAAGATAATCATTTTACTGACAAAGTAATTAGTACAACATCTAACCAGTTTATAAAATGGTGGGAGCAATCAACATCACAGGCTGAGAAAGGAGACCAAAAGCCAGTACTTTTCTTTAAATATAATAGATCAAAAATTTATGTCGCTCAACAAGATGAGCCACAGAAAGTCGACAGATGGATGTATGTAAAGCACTTGGATTGTTATGTTTGTTTAGCTACGGATTGGCTAATCTTTGAACAACCGAGGTTTATAAATGGCTAAGAGTTTCATGGATATGGGGAGCGAAGCTCCTCGTGAAAGAGTAATAGTTATTGATGCACTTAATCTAGGATTTAGATGGAAGCATCAAGGTCGTACGGATTTTGCAGACGATTATATGCGTACTGTAGAATCACTTGCAAGTTCTTACAACTGTGGTAGCATTGTCATAGCCGCAGATTGGGGGAGCAGTACCTTTAGGCAGGGTATACACCCTGAATACAAAGGAAACAGGAAAGAAAAATATGAAAAGCAAACCCCTGCTGAGGCAGAAGCTTTTCGAAAATTCATAGAAGAAATGGAACGCACTCTTGCACTTATGGACAAGAGGTGGTGCGTTCTGCGCTTCAAAGGAGTAGAAGCTGACGATATAGCAGCTTATGTAGTACAAAATAGAGAACAGTATGGAATCGACCACATATGGTTAATGAGTACTGATAGAGATTGGGATTTACTTATTAGTCCACACGTATCTCGCTTTTCTTATATAAACAGAAAAGAGACAACGTATGAAAATTGGAGTAACACACATAACTACTCTATAGAAGAGTATATTACAATTAAATGTTTGACGGGAGACTCTGGAGACAATGTTCCAGGTATACCACAAATTGGTCCGAAACGAGCAGAAGGTTTAGTAAAAGAGTTTGGAAGTGCGTTTGATATATATGACGCAGCACCATTTAGTAGTCGATATAAATATATGCAGTCACTGAATGAAAATATAGACTTATTGCTTACAAACATGGAACTAATGGATTTACTTGCATATTGCGAAGAAGCCATTGGTAGTGATAATACAGTAACAATCGACAATTCATTGTCAACATATATTTAAAGAAAATGGCACATAATATAAAAATAGACTATGATCGGGATGATACACTTCCTGATTTTAGTATAAAAACTTTAGAAGATAGGTATATGGTAGAAGGAGAGACATCTCCACAAGAAGCATTTGCAAGAGCAGCTAGTACATATTCGGATAGTGATGAAATGGCACAACGAATATACGACTATGCAAGTAAGCTATGGTTTATGTTTTCAACACCTATCTTATCAAACGGAGGAACATCTAGAGGATTACCGATTAGTTGTTTCTTAAATTATATCCCTGATAGCAGGGGTGGAATTACAGATCATTACACAGAAAACGCTTGGCTTTCTTCGGTTGGAGGAGGCATAGGAGGGTATTGGGGAGACTTAAGAAGTGTAGGATCTAAAACATCTCATGGAAGTGAGAGTACAGGTGTGATACCTTTTATGAAAGTTGTAGATGCAGAAATGCTAGCTTTTAGTCAAGGGGTTACAAGACGTGGCAGTTATGCTGCTTACATTGATATTAGTCACCCTGAGATAGAAGAGTTTCTAGATGTTCGTAAGCCTACAGGCGGAGACATTAATAGAAAATCTATAAATCTTCATCATGCTGTTATAATACCAGATGCATTTATGCAACTTATAGATACAGCAACAAGAGAAGAAGGTTTTGATGACAGTTGGGATTTGATTGATCCACATAGTGGAGATGTTAAGAAAACAGTTTCAGCAAAAACTTTATGGGTAAAATTAATTCAAAATAGAGTAGAAACAGGAGAACCGTACATTATGTTCGGAGATGCAGTAAATGAAGCATTACCAGAGTTTCAACAAAATCTTGGATTAAAAGTAAACCAAAGTAACTTATGTAGTGAGATAACTCTACCTACAAATGAAGACAGAACAGCAGTATGCTGTTTATCAAGTGTAAATCTAGAAAAATTTGATGAATGGAATAACCATCCTCATTTTATAAATGATTTAGTAAGATTTTTAGATAATGTTCTAACACATTTTATTGAAAATGCACCAGATTCACTTGATAAAGCAAAATATAGCGCAGAGCAAGAGCGCAGTATTGGACTAGGAGCAATGGGATTTCATGCGTATTTACAAAAAAATAATATCCCCTTTGAATCGCCTATGGCAAAAGGGTTTAACTTACGAGCTTTTGGACATATTAAAGAAAAAGCTACTAGTGCTACCAAGGAGCTTGCAATGGAAAGGGGCGAATGCCCTGACGGAATCGGTTATGGTGTGCGTAACGCTCATCTACTGGCTATCGCTCCTAATGCTAGCAGTGGGATTATCTGTGGGAATACTAGTCCTAGCATTGAGCCTTATAGGGCTAATGCTTTTACTCAAAAAACTAAAACAGGTAGTTCGTTACTTAGAAACAAATTTCTTGAAAAACTACTTGAAGAAAAAGGATTTAATACTGAAGAAATATGGAAATCAATAATTACGAATAGTGGTAGTGTTCAACATTTAGATTGCTTAACTGAATGGGAAAAGAATGTGTTTAAAACTGCTGTAGAACTTGACCAAAGATGGGTTGTAGACCATGCCGCAGATAGGCAAGAGTTTATATGTCAAGCTCAAAGCTGTAACATATTTTTTCCATCAGACGTTTCAAAACAAGAGTTACACAATGTTCATATGAGAGCATGGGGAAGAAGAATGAAAACGCTTTACTACTTAAGAAGTGAAGCACTAAAAAGAGCAGATGTAGTCTCAGATAAAGTCTTAAGAGAGTACATTTTTGATTATCAAGACGAAGAAGGCTGTTTAGCCTGCGAGGGATAAAATGTTATTAGAAGAAAGAGAGTTTTATAAGCCATTTAATTATGCATGGGCTTATGAAGCATATAAAACACAAAATCAGATGCACTGGATTCCAGATGAAGTAAATTTAGCAGATGATTTAAAAGATTTTCGTGAAAAACTAACACCAGATAATAAGTTATTGTTAACTAATATCTTTAGGTTTTTTACGCAAGCGGATGTAGATGTTGCAGGTGGGTATGCAAACCACTATTTACCAACATTTAAGCAACCAGAAGTACGAATGATGCTATCATCGTTTGCAAATATGGAAGCAGTACATCAAGATGCATATTCTTTATTACTTGAAACACTTGGGTATTCAGATGATGAATATCAGTTATTTCATGAAATACAAGCTATGCAAGAAAAACATGAGTATTTAAGTAATTTTACTATAGATACTCCATATGAAATGGCGAAAACAATGGCTGTATACAGCGCGTTCACAGAAGGCGTACAGTTATTTAGTAGTTTTGCTATTTTATTAAACTATCCAAGACACAACCTTATGAAAGGTATGGGACAGATAGTGACATGGAGCGTACGAGATGAGACACTTCATGTTGAAAGTATGAGTCGTTTGTTCAAAGAATTTATACGAGAAAATCCACAGTTGTGGACTGATAAATTAAAGTATGAAATTTATTGTGCGGCAGAGAAGATTGTAGAATTAGAGGATCATTTTATTGATACCTGTTTTGATAATGCAGATATACCAGATCTAAAGGCAAGTGATGTAAAAGAATATATTCGTTACATTGCAGATCGTAGGTTACTTGGTATAGGCATGAAAACAATTTTTAATGCAAGAACAAATCCACTTCCGTGGCTCGACTATATACTTAACGGTGTTGAGCATACCAACTTTTTTGAAAACCGTGCTACAGAGTATGCTAAAGCTAGTACGACAGGAAATTGGCAGGATATATTTAAATGAGTACTCAAGTAGATCAAGAACCGATTTTGGAATTAGACGGGCAAAAATACATTATCTCAGATTTATCTGATGAGGCAAGAACCTTAATAGGTAGGCTTCAATTAAATGAAGAAGAGTTGATGAAAGCACAGATAGTAACTGAGAGATTAATGCTTTCAAAAGAAGCATATACTTCTAGGTTAAAGGAAAGTGTAAATGCAGAACCAGAATCACCCCCTGAAGAAGTAGTAACTTCTTAAACGAAAAACCCGCTTAGTGCGGGTTTTTTATTGTTTGTTATATTATCCTTTAGGATGCTTATCCTTAATTGCCTGTATATCTGCTTTCCAAGCATCTACACCTTGGTGAAAAATTTTATCTAATTGATCTTCTATGCTGGGGTACTCGTTGACTCTTTTAGTCGCATAATCTGCGTTG